TCTGCGCCTGCTGCCCATGCTGCGTGAGCAAGGCTGGTAGGAACACCAGGATCACGGAAGCCGTCAAGGCCGAGCTTGTATGCGTTAGCTGCGGCAGTGCCGTGATATCGTTTGTGGTTGCCAGTGCGGAACAAATCGTACATGTCCTGCAGGCCTTTGTGCTTAAATTTGCGAGTTTTCATCTTACATTCTCTTCAAAAATTTAATAAAATCCTGTTCCTTTTGCTTGCGAGCAGTGGTAGGAGCGACTGCGTTCAGTGCTTGCGTTTTGGCAAGCTCTTTTTGTGTCAGTGCTTCGAGTTTGTCAAGAAACTTGTCAGCAGCGGCTTCAAATTCCTGCCAAGTGCCGCGACACGGATCAAAGGCAGATTTGATATCAGCTTTGAAATGCTTCCAGCCTTTGCGCGACAAGTACATAAAGGCATAAGGAACTTCGCGACCAGCAGCGATACGATTACTTAGACCGCCAGATTTGACAGGAATTAAGTAATCAGTCGCGTAATCAGTGTAATCAGTGCTGTTCGGACCAAAAGGATCGATTGCGAATTGCGGAACTTGAAGTGTGTGATACCCTTCACTTGCCAGTTGCGTTACTAAGCTTGTGTCTACCATTTTTATTGCTCCCTTACGTTAACAGTACATCCAGTGGATGCGTGATTGATGTTACGATCGCTGACATTTTGACCGCAGTGTCTACATGCTTGTCTTGTGTCCGGACCGAGCGGAGGCTGATAATCGCCCAGCATGATATCGGTAATCGCTTGCGCGTGATCGTTGATTGCTTTCAGTATTCGCTTAATCATCGCGTGATCCTTTGTGGAGTTCGTGCTCGATCAGAGCGGCAGCGTCTTCCAGAATGGCGACGATTTGCCGCTGCGTCCCAGGCTTGAAATTGTCGACCATATCTGCTGCTTTGCGGATATTAATAGCTTGTCCAAGCAATTTGCTGCGAGTGTTTCGAATTCGCGTAGTTGCCTGTTCGATTGCTTTTAAGTCTGATGTTATATTCATTTTAATCTCTTAAAACGTGTCGCGAACGCTAGTGGCATCTTTTCGTTCCAGCCATAAACGGCCAGTTGCTTCGACCCGCGCACGGTTTCCGTACCAGTTGAAGAAGCGCATATACGATATTTCTTCGCCACAGCGTACACAAGTCGTATAACGCTCGTGATGATAATCGGCTTCCCAATCTACCCTTGCGGCGATGTTGTGTTCCGGAAAGGGCCAATCAGGCATAAGCTCACGAGACTCCATAGTCTCGCGATTTGGTTTATGTTCGAAGAATTTACACATCCAGCTCATTCTACATGCTCCAATAAGCTTCTGAAGCAGGAGACATGAAACCAGGAGTGTTGTCAGCTTCCATGTACTTCTTGCCTGACATCAGGTTAACTTTCTCAACCATTTTGACAGGAAAAACTTCACGGTAAGTGTCAACATCGGCTACTGCGAAATCTTCTTTTACGTAAGGAGTTTCAACACGATCACTAATTTCCATGCCATGCTTGTTTGTACGTTTGACAAATTCAACAAGTGCGCCGAGCTTGCCTTTCTTGCCCAGGCGTGTAAGAGCTGCTTTAGCAGCTGACAAAGACTTGTAATTAGTAACAAACATTCCAACTGAACGTGCGGGAGTGCGAAGTACTTCACCGGTTTCTTTGTTGTATATTACGTAGACCATCTATTTGCTCACTGTTTTATTGTTTAATACGTGTATTATACAGCAATTTGAGGGTTTGGTCAAGCGATTTGTGAGGATTTGGGCCCTACTAAGTTGTTGAAAAGCAAGGGTTTTGAAAAGAATTTGAACTATTTTGAGCGGATTATGGCTATTATAGCCATTTATGGCTGATTGCCCAGTCGTAGATCTTCCGAAATGTGCTTGTTTTTGCGGGAGCCGAAGGAGTAACGTTTGCTTTACCAGCTGTGTACAGGTCGTAAAATTCTGTGCGTTTTAACAACACTTCCGCTCTTGCTGCTTCCTTAGCTTTGCCTGGCGACAATGCCCTGAATACAGCAGTTGCGTCCTTTGTGTATTCTGCTTCTGCTTGGATGTAGCCGTTTGGTACTTCGACTTCGTGACCGCCTACGATTATTTGTTTCATGATAGTGTTACGTCCTCTAATCCTGCCGCTCGCAGTCTGGTAATGTGTCCTAGCATGAAGTTTTTAGCTTCGATGCCTTTCATAATACCTAAGTATTTATTACGGACGAGGGCTACCATATTCTTGAGTTCTTCCATATCAGTTACTTCCTCTTCGGCGGCCGCGTACTTTTCGGCATCGCGACTCGTTAGTGCTTTGTTATAGCCTTCGAGGTAGTATTTGTAATGCTTGCGTAATTCTTTGTTGTACTGGATGTTCATAAACTCCAGTATCGCTTCAATTTCTTGTAACTGATTGAAGCGATACTCAAGTAAACCGGGAAGTTGAGCAACCTGCTTTTCTAAGTTTCCTTTGATTTTACATTCAAACTTTGCTTCTTCAATCTGCTTGTCGTAATATGCCAAGCAGTTCGGAAGCTCGTCCATGTTTGCTACAACTTTGTTATACCACATCTTACCACTCGCGGTCTTCGTCGTCTTCGTCTTCGTCGGCTAGATATTCCCGTGCGGCTTCTTCTAGGTAACGATCGGATTTAACCAGACTCTGAAAATCAGAATCTGGAAAATCCATGTCGACGAGTAACGAAATCAAGTGATCTGCTGCTTCTTGCTTTTCTTTGGCTGGAATGTACTCCTTTAATACCCTCCAGATTTCTTTTACTGACTCAATGTCTGACATTGTTGTATTCTCCGAATCTATATGTAGTTATCAATTTTCAACAAATTCTTCAACAAATTCGTCGGATTCGTCGTCTTCAATTTTTAAGTCAGAGATACCGTGGCCAGATTTCATAACGTCTGCCATAACAAGATCCAAGACGCCTTCGTGGTTTGCTTCCCACTTCTTCTTAAACATCTTGTGTTCGTTTCCTTCGAGATCGGTATAAAGGTAACTGTTGCCAGATTTTGTCAGCATGCCTTTCTTTTCAAACAGATCAAACAAGCCGCTGTACGGATTCATGCCTTCTTCGTAAGGAATTTTAACTTGAACACTTTCAAACGGTTTTGCGTAACGTGTTTTCATTACTTTACACGCGGCACGAATACCACGAACGTCAGTAACCTTGTTGCCATCAGCATCTTCTTTCAGCTTCAGCTTGCGCATAGCAATAACAATAGAGCTAGCGTAAATGAAGCCTTGACCACCGCTGATCTTGTCGTCCGGGTCAAACATGTCCTGTGACGCATACGTGTGGTTGGTACAAACCATGCCCACGCCGTACGATCCAAACATGTTTACCGTGTTACGGACCAACGCGGTTAATGCCTTAGGCTTGCGGCCCAAATCACCCTTCATGTCGCCAGCTTCGAACTGCTTGACGTCGGTTGGTGTTAGCATCATGCCAAGGCTGTCCAAGACAAATAATACCTTGCCCCGCGACTCCTCGTCCATTTCCTTGTACTCTTTCATGAATTCTGAAATAGTTTTAGCAACGTCATCGATCATTGACATGTTAAGTTTTAATAGCTTGTCCTCGGACGTATCAACGTCTAAGGCTTGCAGCCAAGCTTCATCTAGCGCATTTTCGGAATCAATTAATACGACAAAGATGCCTTGCTCTTGAGCTGCTTTTACTACGTTCGCGGCTGCGAAATAAGATTTACCGGACCCGGACTCGCCCGCAAATACTGTTACTTTGCCGAGCGGAATGCCCTTGTTGAAATCAGCACTGATTAGGTAATTAAGTGCGTAATTGCCTGTACTCACCCAATCAGTTGGATCGTTAAATCCTACAGATAATCCGGGTACAGATTTTGTGATTGATTTGCGAAAACGGCTCGCATCGAATGGTTTAGTCATTGTTGAAATTCTCCTGTTAGGTGTACATAGCCCGACTGTACATGTTACACGTACAGCCGGGTTATTTGTACAGATTAAGCGTTAGTACGACTGCGAATCTTTTCTAAGATTGCTTGTGCTTTCGCGTTTCCAGTTGGAGCTTCTTCATCTTTTGATTCAGGAGCTTCGTCCTTTACTTCGGGAGTTTTCACTTCCGGCTGATCTTCTTTCTCAGCTTTAGGTGCTTCCGTTTTGGTTTCAGCTTTGTCGCCTTCTGCCTTCGGAGTTTCCGGAGTGTTCAAACCGTAAGGCTTGTAGAACTCTCCCCACTTCTCAAGATCATACGGCTCGCCGTCAACGCTTGCTTCGAACATTTCCTTGATGATTTCAAGGTTGCGGGCGTCAGGCTTGGCTGGTAAGAAGGAAGCCAAGTCGTACAGACCGTGCTCGTCCATCGCATCGCGTTCTTCTTGCGTAAGAGCTGACTCTTTGCGTGAGTACTTGCTAGTCGCGTAGCTTGAGTAAGGTGAACCTGCGGTTTTGTTGATAACGAAGTCTAAGCCGTTGTCGAAGTCGGTCGGCATTTCTTCCAGTTCCGGATCCATCAACGCTGACTTGACGATGTCAAAAATCTGCGGTGTGAAAATGAAACGACGGATTGGGTTTGCGATGTCTTCTTCGTCAAACGGTGTTTCGCGTACGAAACCTTGCATAAGGTATGAACGCTTTTTCCAGTACTTGCGAGCAACGTCTTCTAATGCTGGGTCTTTGAACCACGGACGAATTTCCGCTAGGACTGGGCAAGAACCCACTGGCTCCCACATTTCCATACATGGAACTTTCACTGTGCAAGGCTTGCTCATAGGGTCGCCTTTAACGCCAGTAAATGAAAGGTTAATAAGCAATCTTTCGATCCAGTAAAATGTGTTTGATTCGTCTGCGTCTGGTAGGAATCTTAATTTGCAAGATTCGCCGTCTTTGATATTCCAGTGAGCATAAATGTCGTTGCTGCCGGAAAAGTTGTTGGATTTTTTGTCTTCTTGTTCTTGAAGTTTTGCGCGTATTTCTGCTAATGTAGCCATGTTAGTTTTCTCCTAAGTTTTCATGTTTACCTGATGAACTAGACACTCCCGTCTGTTCAGCTAGCAATAAGTTATTCCACTTATTACATGTTTATTTATCTGTTTTTTAAGATTAATAAATTTTTCTTTCGATTATGTAATTGTGTTTGCTTGGTAATATAGTTAGTTATGTGGTGCTAGGAGGGTGGGATTTATTCTTATCAATTATTTGGCGATTCGAAAATATTCGATGGCTTCGTTGCCGCGGATTACGTTAAGACGGCCGGCCGCGTCTTCTCCATCAAATGCTACGTAAGCTTGCGAAGGATCGCCGTGTCCACAGCATGCGAAGCTGACGCCTTCTAGCTGGTCAATGCAGGGATCGTGTCCGCTGGGTCCCGGCAGTTTGTGGCATTTTGGGCAAGGGTGGTTGGCATCTGGTTGAGCGTTGCCTTCTTCGTCTCGAGGAACGATAGCGTCATCATCTTGGAAATGCACTTCTGCTCCACCGTCCGAATATACTGGGTGACCAAATATTGTAGCTGTGATTATGTATCGGCTCATCATATTATTCCGTAAAGACCGGTTTTGACGCCGGTGGTTTTCTTTGCTACGTGTTTGAAATGTTGGTCGGCGTAGAATGTAGCACCCATCTTGCGCCAAAATGGTACCGCTTTTTGCTTGATGTCGTATATGCGTAGCGGGCTAAATGTGTCTACTAGTGATTCAATCGCTATGCGCCCAATTCCGTTACGGCGCATATTTGGTTTAATTTCTATATTTACAAGACCTTCGACATCCTGTGTTCCATCGTATACAAATAGTTCAACGAACCCAGATTCGCGTTTTTCTTGTTCTTCTTGTGTTAGCTGCTCTGTCGCACCGCGCATATCATAAATCATAAATTTTAAACGTGTTACCTCGGCACGAGACCCGCCTGAGCGCATGCCACCAAAGAATGTGACTTCATCGTTGTACATTTGATAAAGACCCATGCCGATGTCGGCCGTGGATAGGGTCGCTTCGGTTAACTCGACAATCTTCATATGCCGTATTTGTTTTTCTTGCGCTTGGCAACAGGACTCGTATGGTCTGTATCAGTTGGTTCTTCTGTGGGGCCGGATTCGCTTTTTACATTCATGCCGTTCTTTTTAGCTGCCGCTTTAATTTTATCTACATCAGCGTCGGTGTAGGCAATGTAGTGACTACAAAGGTCAGTGTCTCTATCCATATCTTCGCCTCCTGCCATATCCATTCCAAACCGATAATAATCGTAGTTAGACATTTTGTCAAAGGAAAGAATTCTCGGAGAAGTATCACCATTAAACATGTGATCTTCTTTTATGAATTCCTTAGCTCTCATTATTTAATAATGCCAGCGTCGCGCTTTAGACGAGTTAATTGCGCAAGACCTTCGTTAACATGTAGACCTGTTGTTGCTGCTTGTTCTGCCATACGCTTTAGTGCGCCTTTGGCTGCGTTATGATCTGCTTCCTTGCCATCTTTCTTAAGTGCTGCGACCATACGTTTAGCGTCATCTTCTTCGTCGGTGCCGCCGATCGCTGCGCTCTTGTAAACTTCCAAGTAATCGCTATACGTTGCTTTTGGCAATACAACATCGCCGCGGTACTTGCGATCGCGCGAAGCTCTAGCTTCGCTAAATTCGTCTTCTTCAATTGATTCCCAGTTATTAGCTGTTTGCTTTACAATCTGGCCGTGGCCATCAAGTTCAACTCCAAGTTGTGATAACACGTTCTTCCAGGCCCCAAAGCTATCGCTTGAACCGAAGCCTTCGCCTTCTGGCCAGTCATCTGTTAACCAGCTTACTTCGTCACGTACTAGATTGTAAATATATTCTGTTCCGTGCTTGGAAATTAAGTCTGGGAATCTAGCATCTAGTCTATTCAGCAGTTGGTTTGTAATGTTGTCGGTTAGTTGTGAATCTTCGTTCATTGATTCTTCAAACATGCCGCCCGATCCAGAGTTAGGATCATACAGATCAACGAACGCTTGGATCAATTCACCCGGCGAATCAGAGCCTGGGCTCCATTCACCTGTATCCTGCTTTATAGTACTTTCCATGTGAGATAGGATTGTCATACGCGCATCTGCTTCTGGACCAAATTCGTCCGCTGCGTTAGCAAGTTCGTCGAATAAATCGTCATCACCTATTAGGTCGTATATTGCGCTTGATGCGTTTTGTCCGTTCGGTCCAAATGGTACTGGACTGGACAATAGTTCTACTAGACGCTCTTGCTTGTCAGGAGTATCTGGAATAGCCCAAGTGCCTTCGGTCACCGCGTTCTTAACTGGCTTGATCTGTTCTTTGCGGTAATAAGTAGAAGTACCGTCGTCGAATTCAATTCCAACAATAGTTTTCCACGGGTGCATTTGAGAGAATGTGTGCTCACGTTCTACTCGCTTCACTGTACCAGTTTTGCCGTTGTGATCGCTCTTTCCGTAATCGTCTTGGCCACGTACTACTACGCTGCGACCAATCCAAGGATGGTCTCTAAGTGGTCCAGCTTTAACTTCGTTTACGGCACCTTCGTGGTAATGTCTACCTTGTCTCTTAGCTGCTGTTTTTTCTTGCCATGCTTCGTGATCGAGGTGGCTACGTCCTATTTCGTATCCTTTGTAATAGTCTGTAGCGTATGGTCCAAAGGACGTGTGCGCTGCTTTCTTTGGACGACTGTTACGAGCATCGTCAAAGCCCATGTCGTATGCTTTCTTAGCGCCGCCTGTACGAGCGTCTTCTTTAAAAGATTGATTGCCTTTGCGATACTTAGTAGCGACTGGGATGTTTCCATTCTCGTCGCGACCATTTACGTTGCCATCTTTGCCCATTGACTTTCGAGCATGCTTTGTTGCCCAGTACTGAGTCTTGTCGAGCGCGTTTGGCCCGTGACGACTAACATGTCCGGCCCACTCTCTGTCATCTTCTTTCTGTCCTTCTTTAACTGCTTTGTTCTTTTCGTGGCAATCGCAATGCGGGCACTCTGGGCCGCAATGGCACTGGCTAATAGGCTTGCCGCAGCATTCTGTTGAGCACAGCTCTTCTGCTTCTTCAACTTTTTTATCTTTGCCAAGCGCATCTCTCATACGCTTCTTGTGCCCTAACCGCGCATCAGTACGGCGTTGGTTCTTGCGTTGTTGTTGCGCAGGTGTTGCTTTTGTCGGCATCTCGGTAATTTCGTCAGCCCATTCTTCAAATTCTGTTATTGGTTTCATAGATGGAGTCTTTGGTTTTAAGTTTTTACGGTTAAATGCTTTTCGTACTACAGGCATAGCATTTTCCATTTTATCGCTAAAGCGTTTCTTCGTGAATCGTTCTTTCATTTCAGACATCTCGTCTTCTAAGATTTCCTGCTGTTCTGTAACTTCAAAACTCTCTGCGTATGCTTTGTAACCGCGCTTGCCTTTAAGCTTACCTAAGGTCTTGCGGGTTTCTGCGTAATATTCTTTTGCTGCCTCTACCATCTGCATGGTAGTTTCGTCTTCGTAGATTGCGTTTCTGTTACGCGATACGAATGGGCGCAAGCTTGCGATTTCGCTTACCATCGTTGAAATGGATTCGCCAATGTCGTCGTAAGGGCGTCCACCCTGGCCAATGTGTTGAGCCATTGCTCGGGTACCAGGCAGATTGTTGAAGGGCATTTTAAAACGCTCTCCTTCAAATGTTTCCACAAATACCGATTCGACTTTACGTGAGCGTGAGCCGCGTATCTCTGGGTCAATGTTTTGTGAGTGTCGCACAATAATTTTAGCCGGACCTTGATCTTGGTAGCTGCTCTTTGTGCTGCCGTACATTTTACCTTCTTGCATACTATTTCTATTCACTGTTGATTGGATGTCAGCGATATCCAAGTTAGACTTAGTGATATCGTGTGTGTCGAAGCCGTATAGATTTGACATAGCGGTCTTGCGCATGTCTTGTAAGAATTCGTACCATTCAGTTAGCTCAGATCCACTAAGGTCGCTGGAAATGTTTTTACTGTAGTAAACTTTCATTGTTCTGTCAATTAAGCTTACGGTGATGTTTCCATGGTCGTGTCCTTGGTTATCAACGTAGTTAAAATTGAAGAAAACTGCGGTTTGTGGATCCTGGGTCGAATTGCCTTCGTCGTCACCCAAGGTGATTTGTCTAAATTTGCTTCGGAGCTTGTCAAAGACCTGCTCGCCTATTTTATTCTGAATTTCCATACTACTATTTATGCTAACCCATTATAAATGGAAGCGGCATTATGTCTGCGTCTAGCTTGTCTCGTAGCGTTGCGTCTAGTGTCGGATCGTAGGCCTGCATTGTTTGTGCCATGCGTACTGCTAGGATGCTGGACATAACCAAATCGTCTGTTTCGCCTTCCTTAGCTTCAAAGCCTGCTCCTTTTGATACAAAAACTTTTAATTCGGATATTAGCGGACCACTGTTAATTGTCATGCGTCTGGATTCTATTAGCCCCTTCATCTTTGCGCATGCTGCTAACTTGCTGCGGTTGGTTGTGTTGAATCCTCGGCGGAATGCGCGTATGTTGCCACGCCGATGCGTTTCTGTTAAGAACAATCCACTTATATTTTCCTCTCCGATCTCGGCGATGGATACAAGAGCTGCCTCGCCCAGTGTGTTATTCTCCACCGAGTAGTAGACTTTAGTTGTGTCTTCTATTGCCTCTACCAAATACGTTGTAATACGGCAAAGGATATTAATTTGTTTTTGTATAGGAGTTTTGTTATTCATCCACTCGGCCACTTGTACCATCTCGGGAAGCTCGAACACCTGTATCGCAGCATTGTCGCCTCCTGTTCCCAAACTTGGGTCAAGTGCTACAATATATGCGTGGCCTTTAGTTGGCTTCTTGAACCACCTTACTTGCCCAATCTTTTCTATTGCGTTAATTCCGTGAAGATTCATAAGTGTTAGCGCGTCGATTAGTGTTTCATCAAAGGATACGAATTCAATGTTGTGCTCACGGCGGAAACGTTCATCTCCAATGCGGCCGCGTTCTTCTACAGCCCACTTTTCGTCTCTGTCTGGATGCTGCCACCAATATGCTTTGAATGCTCGGAAGCCGTTGGTTCCTAGATGTGTAGTGTTGCCGTACTCATCAATACACTTGTTAGCGCCGTGCCATATTTGCGCGAACTGATCTTCGTCGTTGTTCGGTGTCGAAGTGATAATACACTTACCACCTGTTGCCAGTGTTGGAGAGATAGAAGTCCAAAATTCTTTCGCGATGTTTGGCGGCACGAAAGCAAATTCGTCCACGTATAGCAGAGTAATAGCAAGACCACGCCCGGTTGTGCCAGTTGTCGCCTGTGACATAATACGTGAGCCGTTGTCAAACTCTATGCTGCTTTTGTTATAGCTGGTCACGCCTGCGCGTATAAAGTCCGGGCACAATTCATACGCATAGCGTATCTTCTGCATGATTTCTAACGCACCAGCGAACTTGTGCGCTGCGATAAGAATGGTAGCATCAGGGTTAAACATCGCGTACCAAAGCAAATAGCCGGCCGCTGTAGCTGTTTTACCTAGCTGTCGTCCTAATAGGTTGACACAGAATCGATTGGTGTGGTACGTGTCGATTAGATCGACTTGGTAGTCGTACGGTTCGTATAACAGTTGACCGCGTGTAGCGTGTTGGATATGAAAGAAATGAGTCATAAAATACATCGGGCCGGTGATCGGATCTGCGCAGCGGATAAACTCTGCTAGCTGCTCCGGCGTGTACTTCTCTTTTTGATGTGCTCTTTTAGTTAGCACTCCTTCCAATGATTTTGACATATATAGTATTTAGTCATTAAAAAGCCACTTTCGATAAATGTGGTAGCGAATCACACTATCAGGCAGTGGCGACCTGCTTGCCGTAACCATAAGGTCCTAAGGCAATAAATTTAGTTTGATATGTGGAGTTGGTTGTCATCCCCTAAATAGACCCACTGTTCTCCAAATTTCTTGCTTAATTGAGTTAATCTTGTTGCATGCGGTTCCGGCCAATCACCGTCCCAAAAACCTGCACCGTGGCCGGCTCTAGTTAACCAAAAGTCATGCCCTGCGTTTGCTTCAATAATAGATGAATCATTGTGTATTTCATCTAGCTCACTTAAATTTGCCTGATCTTGGAATTGTGCGCAATCTTTTTTAATTTGTGCTAAAGCGTCTTCTGAAAAATCGCCCGGAGTAAACCCGGATTGATCGAAAGCATCGCCGCTTACATCGTCTATTTCTGCGAAAAGTATAGCCTCCATATAAGCCGTTGTAAATTCATCTACCATATAAGCCGCATCATTCTCTTTGAGTATGTCTGCGTACTTACGCATTATGTCTATATCGTGCATTTTATTTCCTCGGGTTGTTTGTCATTGACAAATCATCCACCACTTCATCGCGGGACGGTAGTTTCATCAGTGACAAGTTAAGTATCTTTTCTAATTTCAAACTATCCATTTTGGTATTTGAAATATAACGCCAGCAGTATGCGCCGTCAGGTTTTGTAATACCAAATACAGATTGTAGTATACCAATCTTAACTATGATTGCTCGCTCTCCGTCTAGGAAGACAATGTCGCCTTCTTTGAAGACAGCGTTGAATCTAAACATCATGCCTTTAGCAATAGCAGCGCCAGCATCTTTAATAGCCATGCCGAACATTACTGTCATCACTACTCCTAAAATAGGGATGAACAATACCGATAAACTGTTCGATAGTTCTGTTACGGTCATTATTGCTTCAGCTTCCATGCTAATTTTTATCCAAATTTATAAGCAAAAGACACAGGATATTTTTCTATTCCCAATTCCTTTGCTATGCGCAAGCGGTGATTCCCTTCACCTAATTGCACTTCGTAGTCTGCTCCATTAGCAGATATTTCTAAGATGCCAGGATTGCTTATTCCTATGGTACTAATGTTTTTCATAAGCTCGGTATATTCTTCCTGGCGCATTTTGCCCGTCCATCCGTCTTTCATATCGCGGTCATATTCGCGGTACGGATAAACTGCTTCTATTGGAAACTCCAATATGACAAAATCATCTATCTTAATATTGTACTCCGTGTACAGAGCAATACAATTCTTAAGCGTTATTTTTGGTGTGTCTAAGTTTTCTTGTATCGCCTTTCTTACTTGTTCCTTGGACCGTAACCATTGCGAAAATGAATTATGGTCGATGCCTCTTACTTTAACTGGCTGTCGCGCCGATGATGGTTGCGGTGTAAATTTTGGGCGAGGTGGTGCGTCGCCGCGCGACTTAAATTGCGGGAAATCAGCGAGGATATCATCTACGATATCCTCATTTAATTCCATTGCTTTCATTTAGCTGATTTCAGAAATTACTTTTTCTGCTTGCGTGCGGTTCATCCATGTAGCAACCTCTGCTCTGTTAGCTGCTTTAATAGCGTAGATAGGATATTTACCGCCGACATGTTGTGCTGTCCACGGAGCCGGGTATGCGTCTGTTGGACCAAACACCTTTGCCTTAACACCGTCAAGCTGGTCAACTCCTTTCTGATGTAATTGCTTTAGCGTAGGTGATTCTCCAGTAGAGTCGCCTGCTGTTTCCAGTGCTACATCCGCACGAGCGTTCGCTATAGCTTCAAGCGAATCTCTAAGTTCGTTTTCTACTGCGCGGTGATTGCGCATTCTGCCACCATTGTGATCAGTGTACTCTCTCATTAATGTATCAACGGCTCCTTCTACATCGCCGGCCATAATGTCATCTACAGCTGATTCAACATCGCCTGGCGCAACTAATGATTGCAGTGGGCCTGCGGCTAATGTGTGGTCAATCCAGTCGAACAATTCTGCCTCTGAAGACCACGTCTCGTCGCTGCCAGCCGATTCAGTTAATTTGAACTTCTCAAACTTGCGAGTCAACGCTTCTTCCAGATCAGTTTTGTCTGCTCTTGGGTTGTCGCCTGCTTTTTGCTTATATTGCGCTGGCTTCTTCTTATGCAAATCGTTACCGAAGTTTTGCTGCGTAGCTGAGTCTAAAGTTTGCTCGCCCGGTGTGTTGGCATATGTTGCCTTGGGCTGATCAACTTCGGGAGCTTTCACGGCTTCCAAGAGTAATTTCATTTGTGTTGTTAGATCCATTTTTAGCAATTGCCTCCCTTAACGTTTGCTTCGCCTGCTGTTTTCATTAAACGCTTAACCATTTGTGCGTCTTCTGGAGACATGCTTCCGGCAATGCTGTTTAGCTGTTGCATTATCCATTGATGTCTTTCCATTGGAGTTTGAAATACTCTTCCCATTTCTTCGTCCAATGCTGCGTATTTTTCTTCTTTCTTGGCATGGAGACGATCAAGTGGACCGCCTTCGCCGCTGCGGCGAGCGCGTTGCTGTACGCGATCGAGTGCGCTGCCTTCTTGTTCGGTTGATTCAACTGCTTCTTCGCCGTCGTCGCCGTCGCCTATTCCCCAAGGATCATCACCGAAGTCATCGCCTCCGCCGTTTCTAGCTTGTACGCGAGCGTGTATGTTTCCAAACGCATCGCTGTCGCCTTCACTGTCGGAACAGTTAGGACATGGTGTGTCTGCTTGGTCCAAGCGTTGGCCAGTGTTACCGCAAGTTGCGCAGTACTGGTCATCATCGTCGCCTGGTGTTTCTTCTACGGTTTCGTCTTCGCTTTCACCGTATACACTTGCGCCTTCTGCTTCCTTGAGACGATCTTTAAAAGAATACTTGTCTGCGGTTTGAATTGCGCGAGCAACATCTTCGCTTTGGTTTCCATTTTCTGCGATCGCTCTAAGCTGATCTAGTACGTTTTTCATTTCCATAATTTATTGTCCAAGACCCCACGGGTCTTCTCCTAAGTCGTATTTGTCTTCATCGTCGTAATCCATTGGATCAGAAATATCATCCAGTGGCTCTACAACTTCGCCCCATTCATCGTCGCGTTCGACGGATTCAAATTCATCATCGTCTTCGTCTTCGTCGTTTTCGTATTCAAAAAATCCGTTCATGTGTGCCATTTCAGCTACGTTAGATTCGGACATGTAAGACATACATGCTTCTGCAACATCGCGAGGATTAAGTATCTCATCGTCCATTGCGTGGTAGATTTTATTAGTCATTTCGCGAACGTCACGGCCTTCTTCGATTCCGTCTTCAAATATTTCGCCTGCGCCGCCGCATGTTTCGCATTCGCCTTCTGGGTCGTAGCGTCCGCCTTCGCAATCTGGGCACATATTTGTTTTTGGCTGCATGTCAAATGCTGCGCGATCTGCTGCTTCGTCATCTTCCCAAGATCCTTCTAAGATTTGGTTCATGCTTTCTATTAGTTTTCTAAAATCAGCCATTTTATAAGTCGTCCGCTGTTGGCAGCTTGTTCTGACGAGTCATTGGACTCTCTGAACCTTGTGGCAAATCGTTGGTTGTTTCTGCTTTAGCATCATTGTCGGATGCGAAGCTGTATTCGCAAGTTTCAATGCTGTCTAAGAAATCTGTAATAAATTCGTTACCGTAAACTTTTTCAGTTAACGCATAATCGTCTAATTCTGTGTTTAGCAAAGCTTCGCCTTTTTCATAGATCGCATTTTGCGGTGTTCTATCGGCGTCCTGAGCTAGCGTGTATACTACGAACGAAGATCCAGTTAGGCCGCATCGTTCAACTAGCAACGAGTGTAGCATTTCTGGAATGACTGGGTAGCGTAAATCCATTTCAATGACGTTAATTTCAACTGGACCTAGCTGCGGGAAGTTCACGATGTCTTCTTGTATTGGCAAGCTCTTCGGCTTAGTAATACTTTCAAGCTGATAAGCGTCTAATGCTGCTTCAATCTTCTTGAACATTTTATCTGTACATTCAAACGCCATGCGCATTTTGAATGAATATACCTTGGCGTTGTCGCTTAGGTGGCTTGCAAATGATTTAATCATAGTTTATAATTCCTGTTATTAAGAGTATTTATCTCAAAAGCTATTTCTTTTCCTTTAGAATCGCTGCTAAAATAGAATTGCGGTCAAGTAATCTCGAATCACCATCTAAGGGCGCGTCGTCTTCGTTTGCCTTAAGTCTTTGCAAATCCAGTCGCGCTTTCTGTATTTGTAGCTGGACAATTTTTAATTTGTTATTAACTTTTGCGTTCTTAGCTGCGATTGCGTGGCCTAGCAATGAGCTAGCGGTCGATAGTATCTCGCCGCCCCTCATTGGCTCTACGTTCATTCCAAGTTCAAGTAAATCATTAAACCCATCTTCGGCCATTTTGGACAAGCGGTCTAAATCTGCGTCGCTGGTGTTGATGTCTCGCACGGTTGGCAGGGCCGCGTCTATTCTTTCCAGTGTTGTGTCAAGCTCTCGGAGTTGTTGAGTGCTAATTTCCATTTCGGTTCCTACTATTTCAACTTCGCTTTCGCCTTCGTCGGCGAAGGGCAAATCTGCTAAATCAAATAGGTCTTCTAATTTTTTAGTCATGCTTTGTTCCTTTAAGTAATGAATGTGGATGTGGTTGTTTTGTTAATAAGAACATAACGCCAAACCCATCTCCTTCGTTGCTACTGCGACTGCGAGCACGAATTTCTTTATCGTCTATATAGCGCCAACCTTCTTTCGCAAATCCAGTTGCCATTCTGTTGTATAATTTTGCACGAGATGGTTCGGATGCGTCCGAAGTGAATACTAAATTCTGTATATTTTTTTCTTTCATGACTGTTTTTGCAATCTCAAACACTGTCGAAAAAACAACTATTGCGTTTCCCGTGCCTGTTACATGATCGGTTCCCCAGGCATGCTCTTCCGAAAACAGCATGAAGTTTACTTCCCACAAGTCTTTAAATACTTCGCGCGGGCCGCCAAGTTCAATTTTATTAATCTCGTGATCTTTTATAAAATCTACAATGTATCGGAGCTTATCAATCGAGAATGTAGCTCGAGTTCCGGAGGAATCAAGTTTCCAGTCTGTAGCGCGATCAAATAATTCTGTTAAAAACATAATACTATTTATCGGAATAGGAGTTGTTTATTTCTTCTTGGGCTTAACGGGCTTAGGGCCGTTATTGTTTGCGAAGATCATGTCTTCTGTGATAACGCGGAATTTTAATCCCTTAGCTCTACACCATACTTGAGCTGTCTGCCACTTAGCCATGTTCAAGATTGTAGCTGCTTGGTCGCGCTTTGTTTTAGCGTACTGCATTGAAGATTCTTTCTTGGGTTTGATTTCTATAACCTCGCCGTGTTTATTGCCTTTCTTATCCACGTAGACGATCATAAAGTCCGGGACGTAAACTGTGCTCTTACCTGTGAATGGATTGCGATACGGAATCATAAAAGGCTCGCTTGCCCATTGTGTTATAGCTGGATTGTTGTCGCACATTCTGGCAAACACCTGCTCCCACGAAGATCGCATGAATGGTTTTTTCTTCCCAACATATTTCGTGGTGTTTTTTACTTCGTAAAGTCCCTGAGAATATTTTGACTTAGACATAATATTAGCTCAGGATAGTGCGGGATATATGGTTGTTTACCTTGGGGACGTTTTTGACACCGAGTATGCTCGTATTGTTGCGTGTTTGATTTAGGAATGCTGCTAGCTGTACGTCTAACTTTGTATTCGTTGTAGCGGCCTTAAACGTATCCAATACTGCCATTGGATTCATTTTTGATCCCAGTGCTGTAACGATTACGGTATTAACTAACGCTAGTGCGGTTTGTTCATTCTCTGTTCGGCTAATAAAGAATGCGTAAAGCGCGTCAACCATATTCTGCGATACGTTGATTGGCGCGTCGAAGATGGTTCCAAAATATTCTAGCGTTTCTTCTATGTTGGTTATGGGTAAATTTGTTGATGGACCTGGAGTCATTATGAGCTTGCTATCCCTTTGTTGTTTGATGTTGCTATATCGTTGCTGCCTGCTGGTTTTTTGCCTGTCGCTACTTGTGTTGCTCTAACGGGTTTTAAAGAATCTTGTACGTTTTGCAGCGGACCGGCGATTACTGCTGGAAAATTATATACGTCGGTGATGTTATCGCCCGATGCAATTGCGGCGCCAAGGTTTCGCGTTGTGCTAACAAGCGAGTCTTTTAATCTGCCGCCGTTGCCAGACAAGACGCTGTCTATTATACTTGCTACACCGCCTTCGTAATTACCATCGAAGAATTTATCAAACACGCTTACATTGCTGCGTATCTCCGCTCCAGATGATTCCACCGATGTTGGTGGTTGCGCGGCAGGATCGCCTTTGCCCAGCGGGCTTATTTCGTTGTCGTAATGTAGATCAGTGAAGAACTTAGGCTCCTCGTCTTCGCCGATGATGCCGTGCGAGTACAGCACAGATTCAAACACAAGAGACATTTCGTTGGATAATGCATCTTCGGAATCTGTGCTATGCTTGCCGTGCTTCCAGGATTTTATAAGAGGATTAATCAGTGTGTATCCTGAAAACTTTTTTTGCGACAACGAGTATATTCTAATGCTTTCAAAAAACGGCTTGCTCGGCGGCACGAAACCCCAGTTCAATCTAAGACGGTCCTGGTATTTCGTGTCGACGCGATATTCTGCTGGTTCACCGTATGAATCTGCGTAGTAGTATTCATAATACGCTTGCCACATTGCGTTGGTTAAGTTAGCAGAGTCGTCGTGAAAAGTAACTCTAACATCGCCATATTCAATCTGTGATTGTATTAAGTTCTTTCTGTTGTATGCGTTATTTACTTTATTCTTAATTTCGTACGATGGTAGATCAACGTCCTTTACTAGCAAGCCAGCTTCGATTCTTTCAGCCGTAATGGTTTCACCGAAACCTATACTGCGACTAAAATCAAATGCCACATGGAATAAGTTAGCCTGCTTGGGAAGAAAGCGCATTGAATCTTCCGCAAACAGTTTACTCGCATGCTTATAGTCTCTAAGAGTCGCTTCGGCACTAGTTGTTAGATAGCCGTTATTAACCGCCATGAGTTATTAACCTGATACTACGTCGTTAACTGTTCGTGGTACCGGTGCGCCAATTCCAGAATCTAATGGAATTTGTAATGCGTTGTCAAAACGGATGTCTAAGGCAATTGTCATTGGCTCGTCGCTGCTGTAGTCTGCTTCGCTGTATGATGCTTTAGTTACGAAACAACCGTACATTTCCCAGGTCTCCAGTATTGTAGGTTCGTTAGCACCGTTACCACCGTCTGTTACTTCAAAACGTGTAGTAAATTTGTAGTCGATACCGGAAGCTGCTGATGATTGCTCCATGAAATCCATTTGCTTTTGCATTTGCTCGCCTACTAGACGAGATACTGCGCCGCTTGCGTCATCACGTACTGTACAACTGGTTGGATCCCATACTGCTTTACCAGCATAGTGTAGAATGCTGTTGTAAACGTGGATAGGCTTGTCCGGTGTTGATACGGTTGGACGTGCGAATTTCACAACTTGCTTCGTAAGTTCTGAACGCGGTGTTGAAATACCAAAGTTTTCAAAGACTACACGGAAACGGTAGGCTAACTTAGGCATTAATAGACCTTGGTTAGATGCGCTTTGGTCACCTGCCAATGGTACTGTAAATCTTGTTAATGATGAAACTGACATATTGAATATCCTCTAATTATGTATAGCAATATTTATCATAATCGATATTGAATCGTTCAAATGAGGTGAATTTGTAATATACGTATATTATAACCCTTCGTCGAAGTCTGAGGTTAGTTCTTGCGAAGTTGGTTGGTGTAGTTTGTGTGTTTCAAAGAAACCCAATTCCTGTGCAGTTGTCAAGCCCCAACCTACTGCGCCCAGTGTGACACTGATAGTAAACCAAACGGCCCAAGTAACCGCTCTCCACTTAGCAACATAACTGTCGAATGTGTTTTTGTTAGCATCGATTCTGCCAAGTTGTACGTGGTGCTGATCTGTTTGTTCTCTGTACTGCGAGTAAAGTACATCCATGTAATTTTTGTTGTATAGCTCCAGTCTCGCTAGTATTTGTTCTTGGTGTCGGTCAACTGTTTTGTTTAGTTCTAGTAAGCTTTTCTTAACGTTTTGGAATTCTTTGTCGTGATAATTTATGATTGTTTCAATCTTTATAATACGGTCGCGCAAAGGCAGAAGCTGCTCAGCTAAATATGCTTCAAGCTCTGCGGTTTGTTTTTCGTGCGCTGTTAAGGTCTTATTGTCTTCCATAGTATTACTTATCAATTGTTGCAGTCGCAAAAAAAGCCCATATTACTATGGGCTCTCTTCAAGCAGGGTGGTTTAAATTTCGCCTGTGTTTTGCAAACGTAGTGGAATGAAGATAAATTCAGCTGCCTTAACTGGCTCAATTGCCACGTCAGCCCATAGTTCGTTACGATCGATTCTTGCTGGTGTGTTGTTTGAATCATCACACACTACCAAGTAGTCGTAAATACCGCGTTTTGCTACTAGCTCGTTCAAGTACTTCTCAATCTCGTTCTTGAATTCGTCACGTGTTAGCTTGTCGTTGGGTTCAAAGATGAACGGACGAGAAAGTAAGCCTAATACATAACGTAGGTTAGCTGTTAAGCGAGCAACGTTGATACGATCCAACGATGACGCAATACCAGAGCGGGTCTTTTGACCGTAAACTGTAATACCTGATCCAGGTAGAATTGAGATTGGGTTAACGTTGTTTGTGTAAAGAACGTCACGCAGGCCTTCGCCTACACCAATTGATTGGAATTCACCTGTAGCAGCATCAACGTAACCGATTGAAGTAGCGTTGTCAACTTTACCACGTCTAACACCTGCTGGCGCTATCCAAGGATAAGAAACGTTGTCGCTCTTAATCATAGTACGCAATGACATGTGACTTGATGGCATAACAACCGCGTTACCTTCCAGGTCGTTTGACAGACCTGATGGGTAGTAAACACCCAAGTATTCGCTTGTTGATACAAGACCGTCGTTGCCGTTGTCTGCTGCTAAATTAGCATTTGAAGCCCAGTTAGCTAGCGCAGATGAAGAAGCTGCTAGTGTCATTGGTGAATCGCCAATTACGAAACCGGTATCTTTTCTGTCAGTGTTAACTTTGACTAAGTTAGCAATCAGTTCAGGGTAGAACGGAGCTGTTAACAAGTTAATTGTTGTACGTTCTTCACGGACGTCAATGCTTGAATCAATGCCGCCTTTCATAGCTGAAACAACCATGTTACGCACTGCGCCAGAACCCATGTAAGGTGAACCGTCTAGCTTAAGACCAGATACTGTTCTCCAAGTGTTAACTTCTGTTGGTAATGAACCAGAGAATGCTGATGCGTTGAAGTAATTTACTGCGTATTGCTTAACGTTGAAACCGCTTCGACGTGTGTTCCAAAGGATTGTGCCACGTGGATACAAGTTTTCGTCTGGAGCGTCGAGGTCTAACCAATCGCTTGTTAGTAAATCAACAATGCTTGTCATGTCGTCTGTAATTGTGTCTGTTGTACCGTCTGTGTCCCAACGTGCGTCGGCGAACAAAATACCGTTTTCAGTTGTTGCGTCAGCGTTGTCAATTGTAACCCAACCTGTTGCGCCTGAACCTAAGTTAGTCCAGCGGTTGATAATTGGGTAGTCGTTAATTTCGCTTGTGTCAATCCAAATGTCACCGAAAACAAGTGCTGTGCCGTCGGACTGTAGTGTTGGCTCGGACGCCGAAACTTGTGGTCCTAGTGGGTCTGTTAATGATAGGTCGGCATTACGTGCGTCGTTTGTAACATTTTGGTAACCTTTCCATGTAGTACCATCGTGCATCATCAGATCCACTTCGTCTACAGTTGAGAAGTACCATTGTGTACCATCTGCTGGATCAACGCTTGGTTGAATAAGTGAAGCAGTGTATGTTGGCTTGACCCAGTTGCTTAGGACTAGTTGTAAATCAACAGTAGGAACAGCGATTGTAGATGCGTTTCCTTCTTCAATATATGTGTTCGCGATGGTAAAGCCGGCATCTGTTATCGGTGTACCAGTTGTTGTAGAACCTACTGTTGGATCTTCTACTAGTACGATTGTGCCACCGTATGAATGTGTTAGAACGATTGCGCCAGAAGCTGCTATAGATGCTGTTAGGCCATCAATGTTTGCGTTGATTACATCTTGAACAAACGTAGATGCTGTTGCGCCGGACATTGCAATGGTTTCTGGAGCTGTTAACGTGTTTGAACCTTTTTCTGACACTTGAACAGTAAAGTCGTCGGCCGGTGTAAATGTTGGTGCTATTACTGATCCAGTTACGTTTGTAGCACCGCTAACCAGTCTTTCATAAAGACTGAATGTTGCTGTGCCGTCTTCTACGGTGTCGTAACGAACATATAGTGCGCCCGAACCAATGTTAAAGCCGCCGCCGGTTGAGTCTAATGCGTTGTTTGCTTCTGCGTTGCTTCCGTATAATGGAGTATCAATGCGAGCCCATTCTTCTAGTACATCGTCGAATAAGCTAACGTTCCAGTCTGCGCCTAGGTTCGGTGTAGTTGTCTTAACCCACACGCTTCCTGTTGGACGTGATAGTCCAGTGTCACTTGACTTCCATGTTGGAACGCTTGTGTGCTTGGATAGCTGTGTAGTTAAGCCGTTGAATGTTCCTGCTGTAAGTTCTAGGTCTGCTAATAAGGTGCCGGTTCCAGCCGCTATAGTAATTTTGTTGTCGTCGGTTGTGTTATCAGTAGATGCTGATGTTTCGTCGATGTAAAAAGTAATCTTGCCATCTACAAGTGCTGCTGTTACGCCTTGAATACCCGCACCAGGAATGTCCGTGGAAACATAAGTTGCCAATGACGTGCTGCTTGCTGGTATATCAATTGAGTTGATAACAATTGAATCAGACATGGAAATTAATGTTGCTGCGGCAGCACTGCCTTGAACAGTGTAGTAGCTTTCGTGCCATGCACCATCGGAACCAACTAAGTTCCAAGCGCCAGAAATATCCTTAAGATAAACTGGGTTTGTATCAACAGTTGTTACTACTGCGTAATCTAAGATCGTGCCAATATCAGCGTTTGGAACACCACCCGATTCGTCGGCTGTGTCGTCAATTACAATTGGCGTAATCTTGTTAAAAGTTTGGTCATTGGCATTCCATTCAAACAGACCAAAATCTGTATTGTCTAGGTCAAGCCACAATGTTCCGTTCGCCGGAGTGTTAGTTGGACGAACTGATGTTCCAATTAACTGGTTTAAGTCAATGTCTGCTCGCTGAACGTAGACGCGGTTTGTAACGCCTAATACGCTGTAAGCTACTTGCAGGCCGTATTCGTTTAGTTCGTGTGCTTGAACTACGCCGCCGGTTGAAGCCGCAACAAATGTTGGGTTGCCAAATAGTGTTACCAATTCACGACGTGAAGTTACCGGTGTTACTATATTAGCATTCTCTGCTGTAGTACCAATAGCTACGTCTCCTGCGCTATTAGTCTTGTCTTGTGCTGTTGCTAAAAGTATATACGGAATTGAAGTCGATACGACTGGTGCGAAAAAACTTTCGTCTATTACCGTTACTTCTACGCCTGGTGAAAGAAGTGCCATTATTATAATCCTCTTATGTTAATAATCTGTTACTGGTATTTATAGCAAGTTGACGATTTTTGCCCTCCAGTTAAAGCCTACTTAAAGCCCAGGCGCGGAAGATGCGATAAATATCAGTATGAAGAGACCTTTGTGTAAGAATTGTAAGACAAGACCTGCTGCCGTGAACTATATACGTCACGGTATACGTCACTACAGAAGTAAATGCGGATATTGTATAAGAGCGATTGCTAACCCAAAGAAGAAACTGGTTCCGTCGTGGTTGCTATCGGGTTATAAGAAGAAGATGAAATGCGAGCAGTGTGGGTTTAGAGCAGTTGACCAAAGTCAGATCGCTGTGCTCTATGTGGATGGGGATTTGAGAAATAACAATTGGCCAAACTTGAAATCAGTTTGTGCCAATTGCGTTATTGAGATTTCTATTAAAGGATTGGGTTGGAAAGAAGATGACGTTCGACCAGACTTCTAACTCTTGTGTGGAGTCCCATCAAACTTCCATTGTTGTCTATGGTGTGAGTGGCGTTAACGCCAGCCCAAGAATATTCACTAGCATGAACTCCTAATTGTTCTGGCGTTTGGTTCAGATCGTGCATAACACGCCTAGTATCATCATTAAGCGGATGATTAAATCTTACTGCGTAGTTCCACCAGTCTGGCTTTTGACCTCGCTCAACAACCCAAATGTCGCCGTGCTTCTTAACAAATTCAATCTCATTTGGAAAGCGGCAATCCGTGATAACGACCTTGTCTAGCTTGCGGATTTTGTTCTCTAGTGTTAGGATCCAGATGTCGTTGTGTAAGTGGTTACGCATGACTTCTGTACCCATCTGCTGTAACGCTATACGTGGAGACCAGTCTCGTCCTAGCTTTTCTGTCCAGAATGGGTCTAGTATTTCGCGTTCTGCGCGTGTTTCGGGTGTGGTGCCTTCCAGCATGTTGCGGTCCCAATCAAACAGCACAGCGGTCATATCCTTAAGTGTGCCTGCGAAACTTAGCTTGGTGAAGCCGAATTCGTTGACCAGTACTTCGCCTACTGTGTCTTTGCCTGAGCCAATTAGCCCGCATATTCCTATTACTTGTTTAGTCATAGCATATCCTTTGGTACTTTGAATGAGTTTGTTATTGATTTGATTATGTCGGCGTCGATTTCTTTTCTTATTTCTTCCGCCAATACAGATTGAAATTCGTGCTGGAATGATTCTTGGCGCTTGTTTTGAACATGTGTTCTGTATTTGCTGTAAAGTTTTCGTACAATTGCGCCAAATACTGTATTTGATGTCTTGGTGTTCACCGTGTATTTAACAGTGATATGCCGGAGGGTTAAATTTCTATTCGATTAATTCCAGATACAATAATGCTGTGCGCTCGTCTGTGCTGCTTGGCATTGTCCTAGTGTGTTAAACGAGTAGCCTGTCCATTGCCCGTTAAACATTAACAGATATGCGAATAGTGTAACTATTAATCCTTTTCTTAATCTTTTCATTCTTTGATTGGACACTCCTTTTCCGCTAGTTCTACCTTTAGCTCGATAATTTCATTCATGTGTTTCATTTCGGATCTTAGTCCGCCAACTTCCAAACTTAATACATTTAAGTCTTTGTTTTGCTCATAATAAGCATAACCAAATCCCAGTGTAAAGACAACGAATATGACCCACGGCTTGTGAGCTATTAAGTCTACTAGTTCTTTGAATGCTGATAACATAGCTTAACCTATGACGAACCACATTGGCTGGCCACCATCTTCGAAGTTCAGTAGAGCCTTTTCTAGCTCTTCCATTTCCTTGGTTGCTTCGGTCTTCAATGTGTCGCCGTTTAAGCTTGTGCCGCCTTGCGGGCCGTTGATTGTGTTGAACTTGCTTCGTGCTTCGCCCAGGATAAATTTAGCTTGCGAATAAGCGTAGTCGTTAATCCATTGACCCGAGTATGTGTCGCGTAGGATGATAGCGTCCGGCTTGTAATTGTACTGCCAAAGCAATACGTTTTCTTCTGCGCCTTCTGGGATCTTACGTACAAGTGTGAGTGCTTTTGTAGTTGGGTTAAACGTGAAGTTCAAGTAACCACCGAACATGCGCATTGCTAGCTCTTGGAAGCCTGCGTACAGATCGTACATGACCATGCCGCCTTGACGTCCCGACTGTAGTAGGTACGCATTCATCCAGCCTGCGCTGAAGGGTTCAAAGTTCGATGTTGATTGCGAGTTACCTAAACCGCGTCGAAAGATTTGTCTAACTGACATGACTTCGTTTGGTAGGATGTACGTTTGTTGCTCAGAAATTAATTCCAAGATGCCGTAGCTCTCTTCTACCGCGTTTTCGCTGCGTTGACGGTACTTGGATAGTGCTCGTTTTATAGCAGTGTCGTAGTGCTTAGGATCGAGTTCAACGTCGACCATATCTCCGCCCAACCTGCTATAAATCTGGTCTACTACGTCTTGCTTTAGTTCTTCGGGTGTTTGCATTATATTATCCTGTCTAATGGTATTTATCCAGGTAATATAATTATAGGCCGGCTCTGTTCTGTCTTGCTCTTATATTCTTTAAAATATCGCTGGCGCGGTCTTTGTCGTCTGGAAACTTGGCTGTATTCGCCATTGAGAAATATGTTGCTTGTTTCTCTGTTGTTAAGAATACGTCAATTTGGTCCCGGTCGATGCGATCCGCAACAGACCAGCACCAGTACCAATCCAATCCCTTTGTTGGTAGTTTGGAAATGACTTGCCTGGATGGCGTGGAGTGATAATCTTTCTTTATTTGAACTTCTTCCCATTCTGCGCCATCCACGCTGGAAATAAGCTCTAGGATTTCAAGAAATTCTACAAACGACATATCCTTGGGATAGTCGTATTTACACCAGTGCGATGCGCCAAACATGCGCATCGGATGATCTTTTGGAAGTTCCTTAATCATTCTTGTCGAAGGCCACCGAGCAAAAGGTTACTTGTTCTTCTGTGGTGAGATAGATGACGTGATTCATACAGCCAGTGTCAAGCCGACCAGGATCCTTGTTGCGGAACATCCAGCTATTTCCGTCGTCTGCGCCAGTATTTGTATAAGGGAGTCCCATGCCAAACGCTTGTGCCAATCTCAAAATAGCTAGACTGTAGCCATGATGAGTGTGAAACGTTATTGACCATTTCGCATAGCCGTATTTGAAGACGTTGTGCGTATTGTTAAGCTTTTTAATTTTCATATTAATTAAAGAATAAACTTACCATCGTAAGTTGTTCGGGTGTTGTTAAATAGATTTTATAGTTTGGAACGCAGGCTCCGTATCGGCGGCGTTCGGCGTCAGTGTAATACCACACGCTGTTGTCGCCGGCATTCCTGCGGTATCCTCGTTCCAATTTTGATCGATCGTGCTCGATGCCTGGACCGTACGCATTTTCCATATATTTACATGCTGCTTTGAACTTTGCGCTGTCTTCAAATTTAAGCTGAACTATCGCGAAAGTATACAGCGAATGAAGCTTATGATTGATTACTTGCGCTATCATCTGTCGTGACCATCGGAGTCTATATTAGACATTGCTAATGTGATGTATGTTACTTGCTCTTGGCGTCGAAAATACATCTTGAAATCTCTCATTGGACGATCGATAGCATTGCTAGCTTTGAAGCTATAAAACCAGTCGCGCTTGTTGGGTATTTGCTCGTACTTGCGATAGCGACCAGGATTGAACCGCTGACCCTGATCATATGCTTTGGCCATTATTTTTTCAGCACGGAAAAATTCCCTTGGCGTAAACAGACAGGCATACTTCGCTTGCCCTGTTTTGTGCAATTTGAACCGCTTGTCAAGTGTAATCCACCTCATACTCGCTCCAGGTGCGCATATGCCAATTGCATAAATGTTAATTGATCATCGGTTGTTAAGTGAACGCAGA